AGATTTTTCCCTGCTATTATTTGAACAAGAAAATAGTAAACAGGAGAAGACTAATAGTATAATCATTGCTTTCATTACCACTCGATTTGTAAAGTTGTTTCGTTCTTCCATAAATACCTCGCCGAATGGTACATACTCAATATGCTGCACCACCTCGCCATCAAGGTTGGTGATGTAACTACTGCTACCCAAATGGTCTGGGTGGTAGTAGAACTGCATCTTCTCGTATGCGTCGCCTTCTTGGAAGTTGTTCTTTGCAGCTCTCGCTAAAGCTCGTGTCTGAGCAGCCTCCAAGCTGCCGTCATTGCAGCAGAAGCCCTTGCCATCGACATAATCGTTGTTGTCCTCGCCATTGTACGGCACTGCAAAGGTTGCCTCCTTTTTTCCTATTTTATCTGTCATATTTATATTCATTTTCAAAATCACAGATTGTGACCTTAAACGTATTGTTGTTATATTGCGTACAAAAGTAGTGCTTTTAGCCTTTAAGCCACTATCACACAACCCCTTTCTTTGAAAAGAACGTAAAATCAATGGTATTATTGCGATGATTGTACTTCGATTAACATAAAGCACTAAAGCAGCCAAAGGAGAACAAGAGCAAGGAAGCCGTGGAGACCAACAAGGACATCAAGCAGTTGTTGCTTTCCATCCGAAAGGCTTTCGATGTGCTTGTGAAAAAGAGTACGGACTTACCTATTTCTACCATTCGGGACGACACTCGTTCGCCAGCCTCATTACGCTGGAGGCAGGTGTGCTGATAAGCTTGAAGAATATACGGTAGTTTTGGAAAACAGAGTTAGCTTGGATTCCGTGGCTGGGACATATTGCGGTGTGTTACCACCTAATGTTGAAACAACACTCACGTTAAATGCTGTTGGTACCTATTTGTTGATACAGTCATACAATGAAAAGTAGAACAAACAGGAAAGGTTAAGAGGAACTTTCCAAGTGCTTGACTACAACATCCTGATGCTTGTGCATCCTTCAAGTGGTGAGCATACCTTCTACAAGGTGAAGGATGCCAACCATATTGTTCTGATAGATTCGTTTGGTAATGAACCCCAAAAGGAGGATAAGAAGAACTATATTCGAGGATTTAAACGCAGGGCTTAAAGAAAAATGGTTTGAAAACGGCGACCTACAATTAGGAGAAGAAACAAACCCCGGCAACAACGGATCAACATGGATGGACGGAAGGCTATACCTTACAAAAGACCGTTTAGGCTACGTGAAGACAGCGTTAGGGAAAATAGGCTCTAAGCGGTCAGCAGACATAACAGACGACGAAGCCGACGGTATGGCTACATTTTGGCATGAGATTACGCACAACAGAAACAAACGGGGCAACATGGTACTTACAGACACTCAACGTAAGTATATGGAGTTAGCCAACGAGTTTGTAGCGCGTAAGACTTTGCCGGAGTTCTACAAGACTTTAGGCTGTAAGGAAACGCCACACCCACAATATATAACAAACCGCAACTCAACGGGATATAACCGCATGGTCAATAACTACGATTTCGTTATACAACGGTTAGGACTTGATGCCGATAAGGTTTTAGCAGCAGTCAGAAAGAACCTATACAACGAGGTATACAGCGACCAGCAGACAGGATTACGGCAAGGGCTTATAGATGGAGGTATTAAACGCGCAGACGGTAGCAAGGTTAAGATTTCCGAGCTAAACAAGATACTAAAGTATTGTAAGGACACAGGGCAAGGCACGTTAGAAAATTGGTTGAAGTCAAATGGATTTATAGCGAAGGGGAAATAAGAAGGAAGGGCTTAACTTGCCCTTCCTTCTTAGTCTATAATCAAGCCTTTTTTATTGGCTTCACTTGCACGTCTATTAAAGTCTGCCCACAATTCATCGCGCAATTTCTTTGCAGCTTTACAGAGTTCCCTATTATTAAGAAATTCTGCCAATTCTTCTATACCTTCCGCTTTCCCTATTGGGTGGCAGTCCTTTTTATACTTTGCTACCTTCTCTTTGTCAGAAGGGTTTACTTTGGTTATTCTTTCGATAATAGCGGCATCTTTGGTAAAGTCGAATACCGTTTTACCTATCAATTCTTTGTAATTCATATAGCGTATTATTTGAAGATTACATAACAAGCAAACAGCAGACCAAGAACGGCAGCAAGCGCAGAGATGCAAGCAGCAATGGCTGTTACCTTATTCCAATTTATAGGATTTTGCAAACGTGGATTAAAGAATATATAAGTTTCGCCGCTTTCAGTGAGGGCAGCATCTACAAGCCCGACCTCCTCCGACCAAAAGCCACGAACCAAGCCCTTTTGTTCAAGCGAACGCACAGCAGGAGCGAAAGCAAGTTTTTCTATTTGCTTTAGCTTGCTGCCGTCATTACGCTGTAGCCAGCGTAACACGCGCCTTTCTTCCTTTGTCAGTCGTACACGCTCCATATAATTGTATTGTTTGCACAAAGTTAGCCATTTTCAAGCATTTACGCAAATCTTTTTAGAACCGCGAGCGGTACAACCATAACCAAATATAACCACACGGACGCAGCCAAGAACGGCAAAAAGGGTGTAAACGTACCCAAACGTAACTATTTAGACTAAAATAATCGGGTATTTTGTTGTATAGTATTACAACATTTACTATCTTTGCACCAACAAAAGTACAAAACCAATGAACAGGAAAATTATAGCATATAAGGACTACTTTAACACCTTCTTTGCCGAACTTGACAAAGGGACGCAAGACAAGGTATTATACGTTCTGATGCTGCTACGCACACAAGACCGCCTACCGACCAAGTTTATAAAGGCGATACGCGACGGGCTTTTTGAAGTACGGATAGAGTACAACAGCAATATCTACCGCATATTCTTTGTATTTGACGGTAACAAGATTGTAGTACTATTTAACGGCTTCCAAAAGAAAACCCAAAAGACACCAGCTAACGAGATTAAAAAGGCATTAAAACTAAAAGATGAATATTATGCAAGCAAAAGAGATTAAAAAGGATATTTACGACATTGACGCTTTGATAGATGAACGCTTTGGCAAGGAAGGAACGCCGGAGCGAGCCGAAGCGGAAGAACGCGCCTATACCTTCTATACGGGCGCGATAATTGAGGACGCACGGAAGAAAGCCAAGATTAGCAAGGCTGAATTAGCGCGGAGGTTAGGCACAGACCGCGCCTATATAACGCGCATCGAAAGCGGACAGATAGAACCGAAAGTTTCTACCTTCTACCGCATAGCCGCCGCCCTCGGTTGTACCGTTGGACTTATTACGCCGATTGGCTAATACAGCAGCCAGCGCAGAAAGACAAAGCCGCCGCGTTACATTGATACGCGACGGCTTTTATATTTTGCAATAGCAAGAATTACTCAAAAGCTATTTCTTTAGCTGGTTAAGGTCACAGAAATGGACGTAGAAAGTTTTTAGGTCATCAGAATAACCAGCCATTACGGAAGCCTTTTTACCAAACCAATTCAAAGGCTCTTTTTCTGTACTTTCCCCATAGTTTTGCATAAGCCATTTAATAACCTGTAGTTCTTCCGCGTTTCCAATTTTTACAAAAACAAGAATATTTTTTATAAGATAGTTATCAACGTCTACAAATACAGCAAAAGGCACAGCGTCCCCCATTTTGTAACATTCCTTCTTTAGGTCAAGGTCGCTTACCTTACATCTAAAACCGCCTTTTTCGGCTTTGTCACCTAATAGGCTTAGTTTGCGTAAATTGTGAGTAATTGAATCTCCTAACATAATATCCCCGTAACAAGGATTTGCGTCAAGATACGTTATCGTACCTTTTTGCTGTGCCATTCCTAAGAGCGGAAGTAAGGCAAAGAGAAGAAAAAGTAATTTTTTCATCTGAATTTAGTAATTTTGCACCCACCGCCCGAAGCAAGTATTTCACTTAACCGCATAAAGAAGCGCGGACTATATAGGTTTACGTATTTGAGGCATCGCCAAACGCCTAACGAAAATAAACCGTATAGCCGCGCTTTGCCGTTATATTCAAGTATGGATATACGACTCCGCGCGTAAGGTTCATTTTTCGTTATTTGTGAAATTTGGCGATTTTCAAATACAAAAAACCTAACGCTTCCTTATATCGTCCGGATTTCTCCCCGAACAACGCCACAAAATTACAAAATTATTTGCAGAACGCAAACGAAAAACAGACACAGAGCAAAGAAAAAGCATAAAAACAACGATTTCAGAACGAAATAGTTATGTTTTCATAGCCATTTATACAGATAAGCGGACGTAACCGACATATAACCAAAGGATAACCAACGTACAACCTAAAACAACCTACATACAACCCAATTCAACCTAAAACAACTTGAAACAAGCTAAAACAACCTTATATCTATATCTATTATCTATATCTATTATATTGTTGTTGTCGTTGAAACGCGCACGCGCGTACACGCGAGAGCGAGGGAGCAAAAGGAGAAATAGCAAGAACAAACCATTTTCGCGCCTTCACGAAAATGGCAGAAGCAGGGGCAACAGACAAAACACGGCAGCTTGCAAGCCCATAGAGAGCAAAAACAAACTTCCACAACAAGGGCGACACCAGCCATAACACAACAAAAGCCGTACAACACCATAACAAGCCCTTACACGGCGTTTTTGTATTCAAGCCGATAGAGAGAACACCGAAAGAAAAATAATGCCTTAGAACGCAGAAAAAAACGGCTTAACCGAAAAAGCAACTTTAAGGGGTATTTTTGCAAAGTGGCGAAGTGTTGGCGAAGTGTTTGCCGAAAACTTTTGCTAATCGTATCACCTTAATACGCTACCTTTGCAAAGAAAAATTAGTTTTCAATAGTTTATGAACGAATTACAAGAAAAGATTTTAGCACTACTTGTGGCTAAGTTCCAAGGCGTGCGTAAAGACGGTTTGCAGCAGTTGGCAGCCGCTATCGGTTTACAGGTTGCAAGCGAAGAAGAAGCTAACCAAGTCGTAGATAAACTTACCGCCGACAAGGTGAACGGATTTGTAACGGAATGGCGGAGGACAGCCGACGCGGAGATTAAGAAGGCTAACGACACCTACGAAGAAGGGCTTAGACGTAAGTACGACTTTAAGGAGAAGAACACGCCCGACCCTAATCCTGCGCCCGACCCCAACAAGCCAGCAGACGGCGGAGCGGTGACGCTGGACGCGATAAGCAAACTTATTGACAGCAAGCTGAAGGGCGTGCAAGACAGCATTACCACGCTTAACGCCGATAAGGTGGCTACTTCGCGACGTGAACTATTTGTAGCCAAGTTGGACGAAGCCAAGGTAGACGGGCGGCAGCGTGAAATGATGCTGCGCAACTTCGACCGCGCTAACACCACGTTTGCCAACGATGACGATTTCAACAGCTACCTAACAGAAGTGCAGGGCGACATCGCAGCTTTGCAGCAGGAACACGCTGACAGCGGACTGCAAGGACACGAAAAGCCCATCTTTGGAGCCGTGAACAAAGACGGGATTAGTAGCGGCGTAGCAGACTACATCAAGGAGCGTGCAGAGAGTAACAACAAGACCCTAATGGGCAAAGATGTCTAACGTAAAAATTCCACAAACATGGGTTTAAGAATAGACCGCAAGCAGGACAAGCGCGTAGTACACGCTTGCACACACAATTTGGCGGACATTCCGAACGGTGTAACCGTTTGTTCCGCCGACCTCGTAGCTGGTGGAGTATTGCAGGAAGGCACGGTTATCGGTAAGGACGAAGCTGGGCTTTTCCACGCAGTTAAGACAGCGCGAGTAACAGAAGAAGCGACCAACGCCGCAACTTCCTACAAAGTGGCAAAAGGTCATCACTTCAAAAAGGGCGATTTCGTAATGGTCAAAGTAGGCGGAAAGGCTTACGCCGTTACAGGCATTGACAGCAGCGAAGCGACCCACGACACAATAACCGTAGGCACTACCCTCGGCGAAGCCGTGAAGGTAGGCGACGCACTTGTAGAAGCCAAGGCACAAGCAGCCAGCGGCGCAGCCTTCAAGTACAAGCCGAAAGCCATGACGGGCGACAGCTACGACGTGGAAGCCCTTAACAACCATTTTGTAACAGCCGTTACTATTGGTCAGTTCAAAGGGAGTGTCATCCCGGCAGTAAGCGACGATATTAAAGCCGCACTTCCCAATATTTTCATATTTTAACAAAAGTAAGTTATGATAGGAACTTTAATGCGCGGACTTAACGAACGCGACATGCAAGCCGTTATCAATACATACGACTTGAAGCCCTACTACTACCCTACGCTTTTCCCATTGAAGGAAACCTATACTTTGACATGGAAGGCTTTGGAAACTCAAGTAGGCTTGAAGATTGCCGCCGATTTGGTAGCAAGGGGCGCGACCATTGACACCAAAACACGCGAAGCAATTCAGCGCATACAGGGCGATATCCCCAAGATTGCCGTAAAGCGCACCAAGAACGACGAGGAAATTAACGACTACGAAATCATGGTAGCCATGACTTCGCAGAACCCAGACCTTCGCGCTTTGGTGGACGCGTGGGCAGAAGATACCAACTTTTGCTGGACAGCCGTAGCCGCCCGTTTGGAGTGGATGGCGTTACAGTCTATCTCGTTGGGTAAGATTACGCTTTCAAACACCAACAACGTAAGCGTAATTAGCGAATATGACGTAGACTATTTGCTGCCAGCCGACCAGAGGGTAGGCTACACAACGGGTTCGGCAAATTGGGCAACTTCCACATCAGCGAAGCCGATTACCAAGGACTTTAAGGCTGTCGTTAAGGCAGCTAAGAAGAAGGGGCATAACTTGAAGTTTGCCTTTATGTCGCTTGATACCTTCGCAACCTTTACGGAGTGTGAGGAGGTACAGAAAATTTGCGCTTCGTTCGCAGCAAACGCGCTCGGAATCCAGCAGACCCCAAGCGTAGAGCAAGTAAACACAGCTCTTCGCGGTTTGTCTTACCTTCGCGGTTTGCAGATTGTCGTAATAGACCAAGACATTACTATCGAATTGGGCGACGGTAGCCGACCATTCAGCGGCAACCCATTCGCCGAAAACGTAGTAATGTTCAGCGAAAGCAAGGTTTTGGGGCAGACCTATTGGAAGAAGCCAGCGGACATGAACGTAAAGGGCTCAGCCGCTATTAAGGCTTTGAACGGTCATACGCTTATCAAGAAGTTTGCCAACGAAGATCCGTTAGAGGAGGTAACAATGGGTATTGCTAACGCTTTCCCTGCGTGGCTTTCTTCCTCGCGTTCGTGGCTGCTTTCAACCAACAGCGCGACATGGAATCACTAACCACAACCGGGAGGGCTTGAACCTACAAGTAAAAGCCCTTCCGGGTTTAACCCTTTAGCTTATGACATACAAAGAATGGTTTTCCCGTACCGTTTCACGCTTTGGAGTTGAGGGCGGCGACGTGGATTTGATGTTAGCCAACCAGCAAGGCACGATACCCGAACCGGACGCGGAAGTAGATACAACAACCGCAAAACGCGCCCTTTGCAAGGAGTTCGGCTCTATTATTCCACTTGCCAACGTCAGCGAAGGCGGTTATTCCGTTTCGTGGAATTGGGAAGCTATAAAGTTTTGGTATAATCAGACTTGCAGCGAATTGGGCATTACGCCAATGACTACGCCAAAGGTCAGAAACAGAAGCAACAGATGGTAACGGACGTAATAAACCGACAATACCCCCACTACCTCTACAAGCGCACCAGCGGCGGCGAAGCCGTGCAGGACGCTAACGGCAGCTGGCACACCAGCGGCGGCGCGTGGACTTTACACAGCCGATGCCGTGAGGAAACCAACGGTAAGGGTACGCAGATACAGGCTGCAAGCGGAAAGTTTGTTACGTTCGCGTCGCTTATCCAAATACCCGTAGGAGTTGAGAGAATACCCGAAGGGACGGAAGTAGCGATAGCGGATGAGCCGTTAGAGCCTTCGGCGTTGCTTGACCAAGAGAGCATGACAGAAGCTAAGATTACGGGAAAGGTTAGGATTTCGGGCGAGTGCTTGAAGTTCGACAAAGGTAGGTTACATTCAAGATTATGGGTATAACGGCACAATTCAAAAGCGATATAGACAACTTGTTTAACCTTCTTCTGAAGGAGATAGACAAGCAGATAATAGAAAGCCTTTGCCGTGTTGGAGAGGAAGCCGTTAAGTTGGCACGCCTTCCACACGAGAACGACTGGACAGACCAAACGGGCAACCTTCGCTCGTCTATTGGCTACGTTGTTTTCGTGGACGGCAAACAGCACGCTATGAGTACGTTTGACAACGTACCGCCAAACGGCGAGCGCAAGCAGCCAAAGAACGCCATTTACAACGGCTCTAACGTAGGCTACGAACTTGCCAAGCAAGTCGGACAGCAAACGCAAGGCTACGCGCTTGTGGTAGTAGCAGGCATGAACTACGCGGTTCACGTTGAGAGCAAAGGGCGCGACGTGCTTACATCAGCCGAGAAACAAGCAGAGAAGGACATCGCCAAAGAATTAGCCGATTTAGTTACTAACGTAAAGAAAGCATTTGAGTAGTGAAAAATTGCAGTTCCATAGATACGGACGATATTCTGTACAAGATTGTAGCGGAAGCCGTGAGTACGGGAGTAGTGAATATTTCCGGCATCGTTTGCACGCAGGGCGAACGCCCCGATGACAGCGAAACTGAGGATATAGTTATAAACACCATAACCGTAACACACGACAAGCCACAAACGGGAACTTCCAACGTAAACATCTACGCATCCGACCTAAAGGTAAAGATACGCGGAAAGGAACAGAGGAAGGCAGACCGGGAACGGCTGCGCGAGATTGGGGACGCACTTGTAAGCTACTTAGACATGCAGAATATAGCCGACCTTGAATTTTGGATTGAGAGCGACATCGTATTACAAGAGCAACAAGTAAACCAGCACTACCGTAACATACGGATAAGTTGGAACATTCATTAAAACAGAAATAACATGAATATCGTAACATTAGGTTTAGCCGCGATTTTAGGCAAGTCCGGCGAACCAGCAAAAGCCGACTTCGCGCAAACCGGGTACACAAAATTCGGTTTAACCTACGAGGACACCGCGAAGATGGCGCAGGAGGACGGAGAAAGTACCGAGTTCTACGCAGAGGAGGAAGACGACGCAATAGAAGAAATTTCTAAAGCAGGAAAGATTACGTTTTCTTTTTCCGTTATGAACCCCACGCTGGAATGTCTTAAACGACTTTTCGGCGGCGAGGTAGCAACCGACGTATGGGCATACCCCGACGCAGAAGCACAGGTAGAAGAATCGCTTATCATTCTTCCTAAAAAAGGCTTAAAGTTCCAAGTTCCACGTGCCAAACTTAAAGCCAAGTTTAACGGCGAGTTTTCAAAGAAAGGCTTACTTCTCATTGAAGTAACGGCAACAGTTATGAAACCTACTACATCGGGCTTGAAAAAGTTGTATGTAAGCAAGGTTTCAGACCAAGACAAAGCCAACTTGCAAGCAATGGTAGAAACCAGCAAAGAAGTAAAATCCTAACCCAGCGACAGACAAACCGATTATCAACCGAAAGCCCCGTTACATTGTTTTCGGGGCTTTCTTCGATTAAAGCAGCATGGAGAACGAAAAGTTAGACAACCTTACACGCGAGCAAGGCGAGTTAAGGCAGATGATAAACGAAGGCGTTACTTTCGATATTGAAGTAATCTACCGCAGACGGAAGCCCGGCTTTTGGGGCTTTTTCCGAAAGCGTGAGCAAGTGAAGGAAAAGAAGGTTTACCGAATAGTAGAACCGACCCTATCCACGCTTGACCGCCTTAGTTTGCTTTGGCTTGAAATGACCATAGACGAAACCAAGCTAAACGACGATGACTATTTAGCGACCGCGAAGCAGTTGGCAAATAAGGAAGCCAAGAAACTCGCCAAAGTGGTAGCTACCGCCGTTTTAGGTGAAGATTACTACGACGTGACCAACAAAGGCGGCTACTTTGTACGCAAGCCAAACGAAAAGCGTTTAGCCCGGCTTACTTCGCTATTCAGTCACAGCGTAACCCCTTCGCAACTTCTTACGCTTGCCATATTGATAACAAACGTAAGCAACTTAGGGGATTTTATAAACTCTATAAGATTGATGAGCGCAGCACGCACAAGCGACCCGATAACAAATCTTATAGAGGAACAGGGCTAAGAAGTCCGCACGGCAGACGGGGCTCGGTGTGTTCGCACTTCGGCTGGACGTTGGACTACCTCCTGCACGGCATACCGTGGGGGACGGTGCAAAGGATGCTAATAGACGCGCCCGGAGTTGAGGACGAGGACACGAAAAAGGAAGATACCGAAATAGTGCTTACGGACGACAACGCGGACGAGGTAATGAAAATTATAAACAGTTTCAACCGATGAACATACAAGGCGGCGGTTTGTCCTTCGAGATTTCGGGAACAAACAAACAACTTTTGCAAGTACTAAGCGAGAGTAAGAAGGCTATCCAAACGTTCAGCACGGAAGCAGTGAAGGGCGGCAAGGATATAGAAAAAGTCTTTGAAGCGGCGAAAGCGGCGATAGACAAGGGCTTTAGACAAATAGACAACATTGTAGACACCAACGACGCGGCGATAAGGAAACTTAAAGCGCAGTACAACGAATTGGGTAAGGCACTAAACACAGCCTACATGACACCCGGAGCGGAAAAGGAATTTACCAACATTCAGAACCGCCGCCGCGAGTTGGAGAAAGAAATTAAAGTACGCCAGCAAATTATAAACGAAGCAGGACAGCAGGCAGACGCGCTGCTGAAGGAGGAACAAGCCCTAAACGAGCGCAAGGCGGCTTTAGACAACATGAACAACAAGTACGAATCCATCCGTACCCAGCTACGCAAGGCGAAGGAAGAACTTATGCAGATGGCGGCAGCAGGGAAGCGCGGAACGGAGGAGTACGCCAAACAGCAGCAGGAAGTAGCACGCCTTACAGCCGCCATGAAGTCGGCAAACAAGCAAGCTACCGTATTGGCAAACCCTAACAAGATGTTTGCCGGGGTTATTAGTGGTTTGACACTTATGACCAGCGGCTACCAAGCCGTAACGGGAGCGATGGGACTTTTTGCAGGAGAAAACGAGAACTTACAGCGCATCATGGTAAAAGTGCAGAGCCTAATGAGTATTACAATGGCTTTGCAAACAGCCTATACGCAGCTTAACAAAAATAGTGCCTTCCAGCTTGTATTAGTAGCTAAGGCAAAGGACATGCTTACCGCAGCAAACGCAAGACTTGCTGCGGCTTTGGGCGTTTCCAACGCTATGGCTACCGTATTGATGTCTACTTTAACTTTAGGACTTGCAGCCGCGATTACGGCGGTTATTGCCATTATTGAGCATTACACCAGCAAGCAAGCCGAAGCGAAGAAGCAAGCCGACGAGTTCAACAAAAAGGTAGCGGAAGCCGCAGTAAAGCCCGTATTTGCCTACAAGAAACTACAAAGCGAGTGGTTAAGCCTTACCGGGTCTATGAAGGACAAAGAAAAATGGGTGCAGGACAACGCCGACAAGTTCGCCGATTTGGGCTTTAGCGTTACGAATGCCAAGCAAGCGGAAGATTTACTTATAAGGAATACAGCCAATTTTACGGCGGCGTGTATTGCTAAAGCCAAGGCGTTAGCGGCGCAGAACTTAGCAAGCGAGAAGTACGAAGCCATTTTGAAGAAGCAAGCCGAGATAGACGCGATGCCGGATAAAACAAGTACCTACGTTCAAACTTCCAGCTTTGGCACGGGCTACTGGGTTGAGGGCGAGAATACCGCCAAGAAAAAAGCAAAGCAGGAATTAGCCGAGATGCAGAAGAACGCCAACGCGCTAATCCAGCAGCAAATAAAGTTTACCCAAGAAGAACAAGCCTATTTGAAAAAGATAGGCATGCAAGCCGGGCAAGTTGTAGCCGGGAGCGTGGAAGCCGCAGAAAAGGAACTTAGCCGCCTTCGCGACCTATACAAGAAGGCTGGAACAGATGCCGAACGCCATAGTTTGGCAAAGAAGATAGCCACGCAGGAAGCCGAGGTAGAACGCCTTAGTTACAAGTCAAGCAGCAAAGGAGGTAAGAGCGGCGGCAGCGGAAGCAAGAGTACAAAAGACCCATACGCGGAGGAGCTAAAGACGCGAAAGGAGCTTTACGCCAAGTACCTCAAATGGGTAACAAGTGAGGATAAGACCGTAAGGGATGCAGCTCCGACCGAGTTTGCTGCCCTTCTTAAAGGCGGTACAAGCTACTTAGACTATTTGAATAAACAGCGCGACAGCATCGATGCAAAGGCGAAGAAAACCGCTACCGACTTGAAGAACCTATCAACGCTTAACAACGAAATAGCGGAAGCCACGAAAGAAGCCGTACTTTCAGACTTCGACGCGCAGCTAAACAAGGAGCTGGAGCAGTGCAAGACCGTAGGCGAACAGTTGGCAGTAATAGCCAAGAAGCGCGAGGAATTGAAGAACGACAACTCCGACGTAGACAACGCCAAGAAGGAACGTTTAGACACCAAGGAAACGGACACCAAGGAACAGGCGAAGAAGGAAACCGCCGAACTTCTGAAGGAATACGCAGGCTACCTCCAAGAAAAGTTAGACTTTGAAGAGAGCTACGCCCGTAACCGCGAACTTTTGACAAAGCAAGCAGCCGAAGCATCCACCGAGGAAGAACGAAAGGTAGCCGAAGCCGCGTTAGCAGCTTTGGAGAAGAAACGCCAAGAATACGCCAAGCGCAGCGGAAGCGAGCAGTACGACAAACTTTTAGAGGAATACCAAAGCTACCAGCAGAAGCAGACCGCAATACAAGAGAAGTACAGCCAGCAACGCGCGGAAGCCGAGAAACAAGGCAACTTAGCCATGATTTCACAGATAAACGCCAAGGAGCAGGAGGAACTAAGCAAACTTGCAGCTTCACGCCTTATGGCTACCGAAAGTTGGAATCAGTTGTTTAGCGACATTTCGCGCCTAAGTAGTTCCACGATAAAAAAGCTGTTGGAGGACATAAACAACAAGAAAGTAAACCTTTCCGCACAGTTCAACCCGACAGACCTAAAGGCGATTAACGACCAGCTGATGAACGCGCGTAACGAGTTGGAAAAGCGTAACCCCTTCCTATCGTTGAAAAACAGCCTTTCGGAACTACGCGCAGCGATGAAAGCCGAAAAGTTGTTAGAGAGCGATGACCCGTTTGTAAAGAGCTTGCAGGAAAAGAAGAAGCAATACCAAGACTATACGGACGCGGTAAATAGTTCCGACGAGATATTAGCAGGTTCAGCAAAGGACGCATACGCCGACCTTCTTAGCCAAGGTTCGACCTACATAGACTTCCTGCGCCGCAAGATAGCCGAACTTAACAAGCAGAAGGTAGAACTAAAGATAACCACTGAGGGCGAAGAGCAGCTAAACGTACTTCAAGCCGCGTTAGATAAGGAAACCGGGCAAACCAAGAGCGTAAGCCAAGGTTTTAAGGATGCCTTCAAGAGTATAGGCAGTAGTATAGACTTCGTATCGGGATGCTTCGATAGTGTTGTAGGCGGCATTAAGAAGATGGGCATTTCGATGGACGAGGAAACGGAAGCCATATTAGGCGACATTGGCGGCATGATGGACGGAGCGAGCCAACTTGCAAGCGGCATCGCCACGGGCAACCCTTTAGGCGTTATTCAAGGTTCAATAGGTTTGCTTTCGTCAGCCTTCGACCTGTTCAACTTCCGCGACCGCAAAGCCGAGAGGTCAATCAAACGACACCAAGAAGCGGTAAAGAAGTTAGGCTACGCTTACAACGAGTTGGAACACGCCGTAGATAAGGCGTTAGGCGAAACCGTCTACCAAAACCAAAGCGCGGTAATACAAAACCTTCGCGCCCAGCAAAACGAGATACAAGGCATGATATCCGACGAGAAGGGCAAGAAGAAAAGCGACAAAAACCGCATAGCCGAATGGGAAGAGCAATACCGGGAAGTCGGGCGGCAAATTGAAGATATAATAGACGATATAACGCAGAGCATCACGCAGACAACCGCAGGCGACCTCGCCAACAACTTAGCCGACGCACTTGTAGAAGCGTTTGAGGGCGGCGAGGATGCGGCAAAGGCTTTCGGCGATGTCGCTAACGACGTGCTTAAAAACGCGGTCAAGAATGCGCTAAAATTGCAGTTCTTAGAGAAGCCATTACAGAACGCAATAAAACAGCTTCAAAAAGATATGGGCTTCGACGAGGAAGGAAACGGCACTTTCGACGGACTAACAGAAGCCGAGCAAGCACGGTTTAAGAACGCCATTAAGGAAGCCGGGGCAAACTTCGCAGCCGCGATGGATATGTACAAAGACTTGTTTACGGATTTGGATAATACCGACCCTTCCACACTAAGCGGCGCGATTTCCAGCGCGAGCCAAGAAAGTATAGACCTATTGGCAGGACAGACGAACGCGGTACGGCAGAACCAAGTAACAAGTATTCAGCTAATACGGGAGCAGCTTATGCACCTCGCAAACATGGATAGAGGTATAGGCGTAATAGCCGACCGTGTACAAAGTATTATAAACCACCTTACGACAGCAGCCAGCGACGATAACGGGCTACGTTCACAAGGTATAACAGACTAAAGGCATGGAGCTAAAGGAACTAAAGAAAAGGTTAGCGGCAGAAGCCAAGGAAAAGGGCATTTGCCGCGAGTGGTACGAGTTCATCCTAAACGCGCCTTCTAAGGAACGTTTGCTAACGCTATTCGTTAAGGGTTTGGACTTTTGCGTAGAAAACGACTATCCATCCGCGCAGCTTCGCGCGGAGTTTGCCGGGCTACGCCAGCACTTCGGCATCTTCATGAGTGACCACATCAGCGTAAAAAGCGGTAAGTACGTTATAGCCTTCGGCACGTCAGAGGGCAAGGCAACTTATAGCGGCTTCGACGTGGCGCAAATTTGGGTGCGTGAGGACACACGGCTGGAGGTAACGGCAACCGATAACGCGGTAGTCTGCATTGAGGTAGCAGACAAGGCGCAAGTAACGATAACAGCAAGCGGAGCGGCTCGCGTTAGTGTGTTCCTTCACGGCGGAACAATAACCAAGAACGCGACCGACAAAGCTACTATTAAAGTCATTGATAAAAGCGAATAATTATGGCAACAGAGAATAACGTTATACTTAACCTTCCGTTTGACGAAGCCAGCGGCTCGCAAGTGGCATACGACTACGCGCAGAACCGCCACGACGCAACGGTTACTGATTGTACGTTTGTAACGGGCAAGCAGGGCAACTGCATCCATTTTGACGGAAACGGACACGCCGATATAGACAACGACGTAGTACGGCTTTCGGGCAACTTCACTATTATAGCGTGGATTAAAACCGGGAAGTACGAGGACGGATGCACGGCAAGGCGTGTAGGTTTGTTTTGCAATACCGACCAAGTGGAGGGCTACCGCGAAAGTTGGATAGACGTAGAACCCGATAGCTGGGGCTACTACGCGGTAAGGAAGCAGAGCAACGCGGTAAGCATCTACTTAGACACGCAGCTAATAGACAGCTTCATCCTGCCGACCACCTTAACGGGCGTGGCTTTGGTGCAAGACATTTACGGCACAGAAAACGGCTACGGCGATTTGGACGAGTTGAAAATCTACGATGTTGCGCTAAGTGAAGCCGAGATAGCGGAAGAACTTAACAACATTTCGCAGCTTGAATACTTCTTAGGCGGCGTTAGCTTCAACGACCTTGATTTACATGTAGAAAGCTCTACGGGAGTGTTAGACCTTCCAAAGTTAAAGACACCTACCTCCGTAGATTGGGCAGACTACCACGGCGAGGTAATAGACCTTACCGAAAAACGCTACCAAGCACGCGAAATAACGCTTAACTGCTGGCTTCGCGCTAAGGGTAAGATGGACTTCACGGAGCGAGTAAACCGCGTGTACGACATTCTTAGGCAGGACGGAACGCAACGCCTTATGATTTCGATACACCCTACTAAGCCACTTGTTTACGAGGTTTACTGCGAAGATGGCGTAGCACCTTCCAAACGTTGGCACGACGATAAGATGATAGGTACTTTTTCGTTGAAGCTAAAAGAACCCGACCCCGTTAAGCGAGTGATACGCCACCAGCGCATGAACTACGCCACCAGCGAACTAAAGATAGAGCTAAAGAGCGACAAGATGATTACTATCTATTGGGGCGATGGAGAGGTAACGGCGGACGTTTACGGCGACTGCACGGGCGACAACGCAATAAAGCACACTTACGCGGACAAAGGCATCTATTACGCCATTGTCGGCGGCGTGATTGAGGAGATAACAGAATTTTCCACTAACGGCATCGTAGTATGGAACAAATTATAATTTACCACCCGGACGGGACGGCAATACCGCTAATAAGCAAGAAGAACGTTAGCGTAGTGAGTAAGGCGACACAGAAAACCGCCTTACTTTCTGACGACGTTATAAGTATTACCGTTTCGTCCGCCGTGCCTTTAGATTTGCGCATCGGCGACACGGCACGCATTTACGGCAAGCCCTACAAACTTAACCAACTGCCCGAACCGACAAAGAACGGCGAACGCCGCTATTCCTACGAGTTACGGCTGGAGGGTTTGCAGTACGATTTAATCGATGTTCATTACCATTTGCCAGAAAACGCATACGGCGAAACTTTCTATGCAGACCTTAAAGGGCATTTAGCTGTATTGGTTTGGAACATTAACCGCATTTACCCGAACAAATGGGCGTTAGGCGAGTTCCCGGAAGATACGGACTACAAGAACATCACGAACAGCGAGAAAAACGCCCTCCAAGTGTTGCAGGAGCTTTGCAGCGACTACGGCGTAGAATTTGAGATTACCACAGACGGGAAGCACCACACGCTCAACGTAAGGAAGCAAGTAGGCATAACGCACGCCTTTACGCTTCGATTTGGGCGCGGTAAGGGGTTGTACCAGCTTGCACGCAAGAACGTGAACAACGCTGGGATAACAAACCGCCTTTACGTTTACGGAGGTACGGAGAACTTAGGAAGCAATTACGGACATACAAAGCTGTGCCTTCCGGGAACTACGCGCCTTTCTTCATTTCTTGAAGATAAGGAATCTATCGGTATTTACGGAGTGAAGGAGGGCGAAAAGAACTATTCAGACATAAAGCCCCAGCGTGTAGGCACGGTTACGGCTTTGGGTAAGGACGTTATTACATTCGTGGATGAAACGATGTTCGACCTTAACGCGAAGGATAAGGACGGCAAAAGTACAAAGTACCTAATAGCAGGGACAAACGCTAAGATTAAGTTTGAAAGCGGACAACTTGCCGGGTACGAATTTGATTTGCACACCTACGATCATGCTACGCACACATTCGTAATAAACAAGTTCACGGACGATAACGGCATGGTTTTCCCGTCAGAGGAAACGGCGGCTTTCCAAATTCAGAAGGGCGACAAGTATAGCATCTTCGACATAAACCTCCCCGACGAGTACAGAACCAAAGCCGAAAAGGAGTTAGCCGAGGAAGCTACGAAGTACCTCCCGACCGTCAGCCAACCGCAAGTAAGCTACAAACTATCGCTTACCGAAGGTTTCTTTACGCAGCTTTGGGGCAAGGACACGGAAACGACAGTTTTACACGTCGGTGACTTCATAAAGATAGAGGACGAGCAAATAGGCGTAAGCAAAGCCGTAAGGATAACACAGATAGACCGCGACCTCTTGAAACGCCACAGCTACGACATCACACTAAGCGACACCGTAACAAAGAGTACAACGGTAAAGGTTATAAACAACTTGCAGGAGATTAACGAAACGATTGCTATAAACAAGTTGGCAGACCCGACCAAGGCTCGCAGAAAATGGAGGGCAACCCAAGAACTTCTAAGCATGGTATTCGACCCCGAAGGCGACTATTACAGCGAGAAGATAAAACCGCTTTCCATTGATACGCAGATGTTGAGCGTAGGCGCGAAAAGTACGCAGTTCACGCTGTTAAACGTTACCTTCCAACCGAACTACAACGGCGACGCAAATACGCTTTACGTTTCGCCCGGACGATTGGCACACTACGCCATAGACCCCGAAGGCGTGAAGTATTGGCTTTTGGACGGCGCGACGTTTGCCGAACTTGACACGAATACGGCATACTACATCTACGCCCGATGCTCCACAACGGAAGCAAGCGGCGTTATAACGCTTTCCACAACGGCAAAGGCAGTTTGTAGCGAAGTAGGCTATTATAATTTCCTTATAGGTGTGCTTAATTCAGTCGTAACAGACGCAGACGGAGGCAGACCCGGAAGGATTGTTAGCCTTACTTACGGAAGTTCTACCATTAACGGGCGTTTTGTTAGAACGGGACGCATCGAAAGCAACGGCGGCGGTAAGTGTTACTTTGATTTGGACAATGACGAGATAGGCGGCGTTATTCATTTTGTCAGCAGCGACGGGACTACAAAGAACGTTTCGGACGTTGATGACAAGACAAACGAAGTAAAGGACTACATAAACAACACGCTGCCCGGTATTCTTAACGGCATACAAGAGCAGATAGACGGAGTAATAGAACAATGGTTTTACACTACCAACCCTTCACCGCTTTACGATAACCCGACAGCAGAAGCAGCAGAGCCGAACAGCGAATGGACTACGACCGAGGAAAAAGAAAAGCATTTAGGCGACTTGTTCTATAACACCGATACGGGCAAGGTGTGGAGATACGTCAAGAAGAAATGGGCGGCAGGAACAGGAGCGCGACCCAAGACGAGTTACTGCTGGCAAGAACTGCAAGATACCGAACTATCCCAAGCGTTGGCACTTGCAAAAGATGCTTTAGCGACAGCCAACAAGAAGGCGCAGATATTCGTAGCCACACCGACAACGCCGTATTACGTCGGCGATTTGTGGGTACAAGGTTCTACGGGCGACATCCTGCGATGCAAAACCGAAAGGCTTGAAGGCTCGTTTAGTGCTTCCGATTGGGAAAAGGCAAGCAAGTACACCGACAACAGCGAACTGACCAACTTTATAAACAACAACTTCGCGGACACGGTAAGCAAACTTACCAACCAAATAGACGGCAAGATAGAAAGCTGGTTTCAGAAGACAGACCCTGCAAGTAGTTGGACGTTAGAAGAGAAAGCTAAGCACGTCGGGGATATGTGGTATAATTCCCAAACAAAGGAACTAAAGCGGTACACGAAAGACGTATTACATATTCCAAATTCTTCATTTGTGAAAATAGTTTATTTGTGGGGCGAGATAGAAGATAAAACCGCGTTAGACGCATACGACGCAGCCAGCAAAGCACAGGACACAGCAGACGGGAAACGCCAAGTTTTCGTAAGTCAGCCTTACCCTCCTTACGATATAGGCGACCTTTGGCTCACGGGCGACAGCACGAACGGACAGCTAAAGCGATGCGCAACAGCAAGGGCTACGGGTTATTTTGTGGCTAACGATTGGGTAATAGCAACCTATTACGACAATACACAGACCACAATAGATGGCGGCATCGTAACAGCTGGAACGGTGCAGCTTGCTAACGGCAATTCGCAAAGTATTGTAGCTGGCATTACGGGCGGCGAAACGGAAGCAACCAACACCAGCGAAGAACGCAAGGTTAGGATTTGGGCAGGAGCAAGCAAGGAAAACCGATTTACCGCGCCCTTCCGGGTACTTCAAGATGGTAGCTTTGTTGCATCCAAGGGAAAGATAACAGGCGAGATTAACGCAAATACGGGAAGCATTGGCGGTTTTAACATCGCATACGGACACATAGGCGCAGCAACAGAGCGCGGCGAACGCGGCGGCGGTTTGTCTATATACAACGATTTTATAAATATTGCAAACAGCAACCGCCGCGTATCATTTAGTACTGATAGTGTGTTTCCTTCCACTTCGGCTCTTATTGGTGTAGGCTACTTTGAAAACAAGGTAAGCCAGCCATACAGCACGAATTATGGTATTTCCGTATTCGTGTCGGGTGGTTTGGTAAACATAGCTTTAGCGGCACATGGTGCAGTAGTAAGCGAAAGTTACGCGGTAGATTACGGAATGGCTAAAGTAACGCCTTCCGTTAATACTTGTCTTGTACCGGGCGACCTTACGAAGCCTACGATATTCAAGATTATGGCAAAGTTCATTTACAGCAATAGCGGTATAGGACTACCGACGCGCGACACCGTTTGCGAAGAATTAGGAATATCCAGCAGCGGAACGCCATTTGCGGTAAGGATAGTTATCATTTGCGACAGAAGCAGCACGCAAACCGGGTACGTTACGGGGCGCAATACCTTTGTTACGGGCAAGAACGCGGCAGGACAAACGACCTATCCGATGAATACCAACCAATACCCATACCGCCTAAACAACAACGGAGGTAACGAAACGGGTAAATGGAACATGGCAAAGGGCGACATACGCGAATTTATGTTAGTGTGGGACGGCAGCAGCGAATATTACGCATACTTGCTCAACATACGCGAATAACAGAATTTACGAAAGAGCAAAGGGGAAAAGTAGATTTCTAAGGCAAAAAGTAGATTTGTACGCGAAAATTCACGGCTTCGCGTACAAACACTTCGCCAACATTTCGCAGCGTATCAAAATAACACGAAAGGTTTATACCTTTGCAAAATCAATTATTAAAAACGACAGATTATGCAGAACAGAAACGGCGACCAAGTGAGCGCACAAATATCAGTAGCCGGGAAGGTGGACTTTTCCAGCGGCAGCTTCCGCAAAGATACCCCGTTTTGTTTGAAGAACGACGGAGAAACGGCGGTAACGCTTGAAGTGAACCTTTGGGGAATGCCCGAAGGCGAGTTTATAAGCACGCGATTTGAAACAGGCTGGAATCCCGAAATTATACGCGAGGTAAAAGCCACAAGTTTAACTAACGCCGCCCTTGTTTGGGGCTATTAAAACATACTATTATGGGCATATTCATAGGCATAGGCAACACGAAGCCTACATTTCCTTACGACTACTATTATGGCGTGAAGATTGACTTAAACGTAGCAGACCCGGCACTCGTCAGAGTGGGCAGACCCGAACTGCACGTTTCGTTACCCGTTCAGTCATTGATGCGCCGCTGCTTGCTTAACGACGAAGGCAAGGTAACGGCATACTTGCACCCGACAGACAGCACAAAGACGGATACGGGAGCAGCCGCCGACCTTACGGGAGCTTCCGGCATGGTCATGGTGGAGATACCCAAGCACTACCGTAAATTCGAGTTCGACGGGCAGACCGTAACCGCACTTATTTCGCTGTACCCCCTTCCGGGCTTCCACGTTGTGCCGAAGATGTACCGCAGCGCATACGAAGCAACGGTAGACCGCACGGCATCGGCTACGCCCAAACTTGCAAGCGTAGTAAACAAAACCGCAGCCTTCCGAGGTGGAAACAATAACGCAGCCTACGACGGAACGTATAGAACCTTCCTCGGACTTCCAGCTACGCAGATTTCATTAACCAACTTCCGCAAGTACGCACGCAACAGAGGGGCGGCAGGACTTAACGGCGCAGGGTGGAACTGCGACCTTTACGCCGCGCAGCTTGCAACATATTGGCTTTACGTCATTGAGTACGCCAACCTTAACAGCCAAAAGGCGTTTAACGCAGAGCCTACAAGCGAAGGGTACAAGCAGGGAGGACTCGGCGACGGTGTTACTACATGGAACGGCGATTGGAATACCTATAACAGCTATTACCCAATTATTCCATGCGGCGTAACTAATTCGTTGGGCAACCGCACGGGAGTAGTAGAACACACGGTAAGCAACGGCGACGCTATAAGCAAGAAGTTTAACGTACCTTCATACCGAGGAATAGAAAACCCATTCGGGCATATTTGGTCATGGACGGACGGCTGCAAGTGTGAGATACAGAGCGAAACGGACGGAGGGCTGGCAAAGTTCTACGTTTGCGACGACCCGGCAAAGTTCCAAGATACCAACTATAACGACTACCAGCAGCGCGGACTGTTACCGCGTAAGGAAGGTTACGTTAAGCGCATGATGATAGGAGAGTACGGCGAGAACATGCCGACAGAGGTAGGCGGCAATTCCGCAACCTACTACTGCGACTATTACTATACCAATATACCAGCGTCCGGGACAGCTATGCGCGGTGTCCTGTTCGGTGGTTACGCGAGTAACGGCGCGTATGCCGGGCTTTCGTGCGCGAGTACGACTTACGCGGCTACGGATACGGCTGCGTACTTCGGCTCTCGGCTTTGCTTTATTCCCGAAGCCTAACACGCAACGATAACGTTAAACACGACCCAACCGCCGCGCTCCATATTCGGCGGTTGGGTTCAATAAAAATACATTCAGCTATGAACGAGAACAACAATAACAGACCAAACCAGCAGGAGGACGACGGAAGCCTCTCCTTTTTGGCTATACCGCAGGACGAAGGAAACAAGCACTTCAACTGCCGGGAAACAACGCAGCAGAAACTAATAAACCTTACGTTTTGGGTTTGCGACTATATCGAAGGAGTAAAAACCAAGTTCGGCGCGGAACGCTTTTTAGTAAAGATTAAGCGCAACCGCGACGACAAGGACGCGGATGCCGAAAAGTTCTTTACAAATTCAACGGAAATAAAGTACGTTCTTAAAGAGATTAAGAAGCGCAACGCATTTCCGCGCAGAGTAACCATGAGGGCAAGCGGCACGCGCTACTACTTTGAATAAAATATAAAGGTTGTTTGTCCTTTGGGTGTCCTGTTCGGTGGTAACGCGAATAACAGCGCGAATGCCGGGCTTTCGTACGCGAATACGAATAACACGGCTACGAATACGAATGCGAACATCGGCTCTCAGCTATACTGATAACATTTAGCAAAACAATACAAGGACAAAGACCACGCCGACAAAAAAAGGCGAAAAACAGTAAACATTAACGGGATTTGGTAGGGCAACCGAAGAACCCCACTTAATCAGCAAAGCAACAACTATGAAAAGGTTAGGCAACCTATACGACAAAATAATAAGCATGGATAATTTGCGACTTGCGGACGAACGCGCCCGTAAGGGCAAAAACCATTCTTACGGCGTGAGGGTACACGACAAACACGCCGAAGCCGACCTTTTGGCTTTGCACGAAGCATTGAAAGCCGGAACTTACAAGACTTCGGCATATAGTATTTTCACGATATACGAACCAAAGGAACGTATTATTTACCGCCTTCCATACTTCCCCGACCGCATCGTACACCACGCGATAATGAACATTTTGGAGCCTGTATGGGTGTCAGTATTCACGGCAGACACTTATAGCTGCATAAAAGGGCGAGGAATACAGGCGGCAGCGGATAAGGTACGGAAGGCGATAGACCGGGACAAGCCCGGCTGCGCGTATTGTCTGAAGATAGACATACGCAAGTTTTACCCTTCAATAGACCACGATGTATTAAAGGCTATTGTTCGACGGAAGATTAAGGACACACGGCTGCTTAAACTTTTGGACGAGATAATAGACAGCGCGGAGGGCTTGCCGATTGGCAACTACCTAAGCCAATACTTAGCAAACCTCGTATTAACTTACTTCGACCATTGGGTAAAGGAGGTTAGACGGGTTAAGTATTACTTCCGATACGCCGACGATATTGTAGTATTGCACAGCAGCAAGAAGTATTTACGCGAATTGCTTGCCGAGTTTGAAACCTACCTTACGGGCTTAAAGCTGCATGTAAAGGACAATAAGCAGATTTTCCCGGTAGCGAAAGACCACAAGGACAGGCACGGGCGCGGTATAGACTTCTTAGGCTTTGTGTTCTACCACAACGAAACACGGCTAAGAAAGCGTATTAAGCAAAACCTTTGCCGGAAGGTAGCCAAGTTGAGGAAAAGGAAGAAGCCGCTAACTAACGAGGAGTTCAAACAGCGCATCGCGTCATGGTGGGGATGGGCAAAACACAGCGATAGCGAGTATTTTATTAACAAGTTAAATTCAAAGATTAAACCGTATGAAATCAAGTTCAAACGTTAGACCCGACATTATCCAAGATTTGGGTAACGGGTCATTCCACTATAACTATAATATCGTGGAAGAGAAGGTAGCAGACGAGGAGGTAGGCGAAAAGACCGTTTACAACTTCGATACGGTGCAAGTGTGGGAGAAGCCGACCTACGAAAACCTTACGCGAGCAGTCATCCGTAACGAGGTGGACGAAAACGAGGAGTTCTCACTCATCAACGACTACTACGCCGCGCAGTTGGGGCTGGAAACCGACAGCGCACGCAAGGCGAAGGCAGTAACGGAGTACAAAGACCATCTTAGCCGCGTGATTGCCATTAAGACGATGGTACGCGCGGACTTGCAGACCGCAGGGTATAACCAAACAGAGTAAGGCATGGAGTATTTACCAGCAATAATTAGCGCGATTGGCACGATCATCGCGGCATGGTTCGCATACAACCAATACACCAAGAACAAAATAACGGACTTAAAGGTAGAGCAGATGCGGACAGAGAACGAGATGCGGAGGAAGCGACGCGCGGACAATTCGGCGGTAGTTTACGGTGAGTTGTGGGAAATCCTGCACGACCTTAAAGCCGACCGAGTTTATATTGTGCAGCCGCACCCGTTGGGCAACGAAAGTATGATAAGCATATACTTTGAAAGCAAGCGTAAGGGCGTGGAGAGCATGAAGCCGCGTATTCAGAACTTGAAGATGGGCGACGTAGCCAAGTTTTGCAGCGACCTAACAAAGAACTTGTTTATGTTCATTACCGACATAGACGGGCAAGTTAAGGACAGATGCGCAAAATCTTTGCTTTCGTCCTGCGGTACTTCGCAAGTGATAATAAAGCGACTTAGCGATAATAGCCACGATTGGGTAGGCTCAATTTTTTGCGAGTTTACCCACGACGCGGAGATTAACGAGCAGGAAGCGCACACTATCCTGCACGAAGCCGCAATGAACATTCAGTACATATTACCCGAATTTGTAGATTAGCAGATTATGGCAAACATCAAGATTTTAGCCCCCTTCATACTTGCATGGGAGGGCGGTTTTGCTAACGACCCAGTAGACCGGGGAGGAGCGACCAACAAGGGCGTAACGCTTGCAACGTGGAAACAAGTAGGCTACGACAAGGACGGCGACGGCGATATAGACGTAGACGACCTTAAAAAGATTACCACAGACGATGCGGTAAACGTGGTTATGAAACCCCACTTTTGGGACAGGTGGAAAGCCGATAAAATTACAAGTCAGTCGGTAGCCAACATTCTCGTAGATTGGGTATGGGCTTCCGGCAAGCACGGAATAACCAACGTACAGCGTTTGCTGGGCGTGAAGGTGGACGGAATAGTAGGCGACAAGACGATAGCCGCACTTAACGCCAAAGAGCCGCGCCAGCTGTTCGCGGCGATAAAGAAAGCCCGTGTTTCCTTCATTGAGGGCTTCATCCGAGCCAACCCGAAGCAAAAGAAGTTCAGAAACGGCTGGCTTAACCGCCTCGCCTGTATTCAGTACGGCAGCTTGAAATATACCACAAACGGCAAAACGCTAACTACATTTCAATTTACGGACGTATGAAAAAGTTATTAAGCTTCATTCTTGCCTTAATCCTTCTTCTTTGCCTTTTCGGGTGCAGCAGTACCCGAAAAACAATTAAGGAGGAAACGAGCGTGACAGCATCGCAGACGGAAAAGACCAACAGCGAGAGCGACAAAACGGCAGCTTCCACGACCAACACTGAAGTAAACACCAATACTAACGTAGTGGTAGACTTTACCAAAGTGGAGTACAACGACGGGAGCAGCGACCTGCTGACAGAATACCAGATACCCGAAAAAGTACCCGAAAATCCCAAGGGTAGCAGCCAGCGCAAACCGCCCGACAAGAAAAGCGACATAAAGTCCATTACTTCCGGGCGTATTACCATCAACGGAAACAGCAGCGAGAAGCAGGAAACGCAGGCTAAAACGACCGAAAAGAGCCGCGAGGACAGCCAAAAGAGCGCAGAAACGACCGAAAACGACCAAAAGAAGGAGCAACAAAGCCCGAAATTCGGATATTTTGCGCCTATACGCGCCGTTTTCGTCCTTCTTATTGCTTTTGCCGTTGTAGTGTGGTGGTGGAAGTCAAGAAAAGGGTAAAAAGAAACCCGAAAAAGTACTTTTTGGGTACTTTTTCGGGTACTTGTTTCGCAACACCTTGATAATCAAGGTTGAAAGCGGAGAGAGAGGGATTCGAACCCCCGGTACCTCTCAGTACGCCGGTTTTCAAGA